TAAGGAGCGTGAGGGCGCTGATGTGGACAGCATTAATAAACTATCCGATGAAAAGATTAAACTCGCTCACGTGCTTCGTTTGACCAAATTTAAACTAAGCAAGAAGCAAGAGGTGAGAGTGGAGTGGAGGGATAGCTTGATAGCTGGCGATACAATACGTGTTGGCAGAACTATAACTGTTACTGATAGCTGCCTTTCCATTAATGTATTCGAGCCGGAAGCAAGCGACACTGCATACGTTAGCTCGTTCCTTGATATCAAAGCAAGTGTAATCGTATACGAGGGTAAGAGAACGAACCAAGCAAAGCTATTCGGTCTTAATCTATTCCGTTACGGAAAGCGTATCACATCAGCTAAGATGGATACCAATTGTGAGAATGCGTCCATCATAATTGATGACGTAGAAATCATAAATAAATAATTTTAATCACCACTTATTCAAGGCATTGCGTAATTTTTAATAATTATTATGCGATGCTTTGTTATAGGTATTAATAATCAACTAAATTTGTAACCAATTAATCTCAATCACATGATAAAAACAGTAACAATGTATTGCATTTCCGATCAGGGAACTGAATTGGAATATGGCGAGGTGTATGATGGGGAGTTCTACGGAACTTACTTTCACACCAATGGAAGCAGGTATTCTGCCGACAGATTCTCAACAACGAAGCCTCCGAAAGATGAGCCGTTGAACTTAAAGCCGAAGGGTGATATGTCTAACATTGCTTCCAATGCTCCACACTGGGGTAAAGTAAGGCGTTATGCTGAACTATCTAAGAAGCATAAGTGTGAAGCATTCTTTGTTGAACTACTAACGGAGGGTTTGTTATGATGTTCATATTCGCACTAACATCGGGAGAAGAATACTTCCGTATCGACTACGCACGTAAGCAGATGATTAGCGTTTACAATCATAAAGACCAACGAGGAATACGTATTGTAACAGACTTTAATGCTATTAAGACTTTGGTACATACGCTTCTTTGCGATAGCCCACAATACAAAATAATAACGGCTGCTGAATTCTTTGATGTGCATAACGACATCATCACAAAGCTTGCAGAGGAGCAAGACATTTTATACAACGAACAATTTAATAACTAAATAAATAAATAACCATGAATCCATTTACAGCGCCTGCATCAGGCACAACCTACGAAAAAGAATTGTTCCCATCGGGAGCGCAAATTGCAGTATTGTACTCTATGGTACACTGCGGAAGCCAAGAACAAGGCGGACAATTTCCAGGTGTCAAAGACACAATGCGTTTTACATTTGAATCGCCAACAGAACTACGTCAGTTCAAAGAGGGTGAACCCGAAAAGCCAATGGTGATTGGTTGTAAGTTCACTCGTTCAATGAATGAGAAAGCTGGACTACGCAAGATGATTGAAGGCATTAGTGGTAAAGCATTCGCTAACGATAAAGAAGCATCGTCTTACGACTTCCGTAATTTGCTTGGTAAAGCGTGTATGATTAATGTAGTTCACGAGCCGTCTAAGGATGGGTCTAAGACATACGCTAACATCAAATCATTCATGCCGATTCCAAAAGGATTCCCATCTCCGATGGCTATCAATCCATTGGTATCTTACTCTCCATTGATGCACGATTCAGAATCATTTGCTATGCTTCCGGAGTGGTTGCAAGATGAGATTAAGTTATCACCTGAGTTCATCGCTATGATGGATGCTGCAATGAATGGCGACATTCCTACGCCTCCTGTTAATCCTATTACGAATGAGCGCACTGAGGTTGCTCCTGTATCATTCGATGATGAGAAGAAGGCTGCTGCTAAACCTAAGAAGGCAGCAGAGCCTAAGATTGATGATCTACCATCTAGCTTCTTCGATGGCGCAGATACATTAGAATACTAATACTAACTTATGGGAGGGGAGAATACTCCTCTCCCATTAATATACACACAGATGAAACAAACAGCAATTAGTCAAATCTTTGCACAAATTAAGGCTGCGAGAAATGATAATAAATTTTGGAATGATTCAATGCTTATTGATTGGCTAATTGAATCAGAAGAAAGATTTAAGCAAATCGAAAAGGAGCAGATGGATAAGGTAAGCGAGGATTGGTGGGTAGAAGGATGTAGCTACATGAAGGACAATAAAAGAATCTATGAATCATTTGAACAATACTACAACGAAACTTATAACAACACACAATCATGAAACACATTGTAGATGAAATAGCAGCTATGCTTATGGCTGTAGAAGATGGTAATGAGAACCCACTAAGAGCATACGTAGAATTAAAGAGAATAGAAAAGGTGGTGGAAGAATCACTCAAGCAAGTGTTCCCCGAAGCGTTGACAGAAGCATCCAAGTATTCTGAGAAGACATTCTCCTATAATGGAGCAGAGATAACGAAGAAGGCTAACCCTGGGCGTTGGGATTTCAAATCATGCCCACGAGTGGAAGAGGTAGCTGCGCAGTTAAAGGAAGCACAGGAGCAAGCGAAAGCAGCATACAATCAATCGCAGAAAGGCGCTCTCCTATTGGATGGCGACCAATGTGTAATTGAACCTGCTTCGTATATGCACGGAGCTGATAGCTTATCAATTAAAATCACTGCGCTATGAGTAGAGAAGAAGAAATCGCAGAAGAGATTTACCAACAGCGTAAACGATTCGCCTTTATGGAGAATGAATCCTTAATGGATATGGCAGCTAAAGCTTGGTGGGATGAGTTCGGAATGTTTCCTGCTTCGTATTTCGCTAATGCTTATCGTGTAGATTTGCATAAGCTAACACTATTGATACAGAAGCAGATGTCAGAGAAGGCAGGGATGCCATTACCGAATACAGCACCGAAGGTTTATATTGAAAATACAGAAGAACAACTTAATGTTTACTACCCTAAAGCAAGTGCATTGGCACTCCCTTATTCACCAGAACTATTCTACTACATAAAATATGGATTTCAAGAAACCACGATTGCAGGATAACATTCCTCTCTCACAACGTAAATACGAAAAAATACTAACGTGCAATGGCGATAAGATTACAAAGAAAAGGAAGCGCATCATCTACGAAAAGAACGAGAGCGCCCAAGGCTAAGAACAAGCTAGCCCCACGAGTAGCACGTACACGTAATGGTGGTACGATGACAGAGGCACAGTTCTTTCAGAAGCTACGTGGCGCACTGCGTAGTGCATTCAGATGGTGGAAACCTATGTCGATGGCATTGGACAACTCAAAGCGTGTACACAAAGGCTTAAACAAGAAGTTGAAGTATGAATATCAATGTGCCATATGTACAGTGTATTACGCAAGGACAAGCGTAGAGATTGACCACATCGTTCCTTGTGGTGCATTACGAAGCTTCGAGGATGTAGCATCGTTCATTGAGCGCCTTACTCCCGAAGACCCGAAAGCATTTCAAGTGTTATGCAAAGCGTGTCATTTGAAAAAAACTAACGAAGAGAGAGGTAAATAAAAACTTGTATTAACCAGTAATAGTCTTATAGGTAACATTTGATGTGTGAACCAACTATGAATGTTATTACAAGATAGTCAGGTGGCGGAATTGGTAGACGCTATACTTAAGCAGTTGAAGCTGGGTAATTCAACAATACAAGTTCAAATCTTGTCCTGACTACTAAACTTAAATCACATAACTATGAAAAAACTAATCACAATGGCAGCACTATTGACTGCCCTTACATCCTGCGAGAAGGATTGTTACAATTTCAAGTGTTCACAGAACGTTATCACATATGATAAGTTCGGAACAGAATCATATAACAACGCTGGGTATGTTGACATTTACAAATGCGACCTCACCCATAAGGACGCTAAGAACTTTATCAAGTCTATGAATGGTAAAGTGACAACAGGAACAGGGAATAATAAAACAACTGTTTCTACGAATTGTACTATTGTAACACAATAATATTTATATTTGCAGTATTCAGAGGTCGAAGCCTGGATTAATGTAAAACATTGTCGCCCTATGGTGACTGCGAGGTAGAGATTATATCAACGCCGCTTCGACCGCAGTCCTCATAGGGTTTTCTATTGTTATGAAACTAGAAGAACTTAGTAAAGAGGATTTGAGTAGATTGCTTAGAAGCTTATACCACAGATATAAGTTAATGAGTATTGAATTAACAACCTTACAGGATAAGGATGAGGATAAGTATGAACTAATAAAAGAATACTTAACCGAGATATTGTATGATGGATTGGATGAAATCATTCTTAGGAATGTTGGAACTGATTTTGATTATGAGTTATGAACGGCTACAATTTATCTCGATGGTGGTTTAATTACTCCTTCGAGAACAAAGAAGCTAAATGCCAGCATACGGCAATCTTTCTTTGGTGTATTGAATTGAACAATAGGCTTGGTTGGAAAAGAGAATTTGGTATTCCTACCCAAGATACCATGGAAGGACTATCTATAGGCAATAAGGCGACATACCTAAACGCATTAAAAGATTTACATGAGTGGGGTTTCATAGAGATAATAAAGGAGTCTAAGAACCAATATCAAGCCTGTATAATTAGAATTTGTTCTGAAAAGTGCTGTTACGAAAATGCTACGCCATTGGATTCGGCATTGATACAGCATAGCACTCAGCATAGCAACGACATTGGTTCTAGCACTGTACCCATAGATAAACAAATAAACAAACAAACAAAGAAACAAGTAAACAAGGATAAGCAAGATTTTAAAAATTGGACATCATTAGAATTTGCGGAGGATATTAAAAAGCATAAAGAGAATTATGATAAAGATATGCTACTAGCTTTTTATGAATATTGGGTTGAGAAGGATGGTGATGGAAAGATGTTATTTCAATTTAAGAAAACGTGGCAAACAAATCTCCGTTTAGCTAGATGGAAGAGAACAAACAATTCCTCCTCAAATCTTTCTTTTGAAAAAAATAAGAATGGGGCGGCGGCCTCGCCGAACACATTCAGTAGAGCATCAAACGGATTACAAATAAAATAAGCTATGAGAAACACAACAACAGAACAAGCTATCCTTGGCGTACTACTATCGCCGGGAGATCACTTCAGGGATATCATCCCACAGCTCCACGTTAATCTATTCACTGACGAACTTTGCATCAAAGTGTTTAAGACTATTGAGGCGCTGTTTAAGGAAGGGAAGACACCCAATATGATTAATCTATTCGCTAAGGGTAGAGCATTGGATTTAATATCCGCTTTGGACATCCCTAAGATTACGATATGGACTACAGCAATCACCTATAACGAACCTGTCAACGAATACGTTGATGAGTTGAAGGATGATTATATCAAGCGGCAGGTATCATTTGTCATTGCACAAGAATCTATGGGGCTATTGGAGAAGAAGTCGGGGACTGAGATTGCGATGAGCATCGGTACGAAGATGACAGAACTCCTAGACACGAACACAAGTAGTGATAATCTAATCACCCTTGCTGAACTAACGAGTAATGAGAGGGAACTATACTACAAGCGTTCTGAACTCTACAAGAGTGGTAAGACATCGGGAATGGAAACAGGCGTTGGAAGCATAAACAAATACACAGGAGGATGGCAGAATGAATTCATCATCATTGCTGCTCGTCCATCTATGGGGAAGACGGCATTGGCGTTGTTTCACGGAGTGAAGAGTGGGCAACCTGGCATCTACTTCAACCTTGAGATGAACAAGAGTCAACTAACACAGCGATTGATTCTACAACATACCGACAACATCGTTGGTTCGCATCTACGTGATGGAACACTAACGCAAGATGAGATGGTGGAGTTTGAGCGTACCATTGGTAAGATTGAGAATGTTCCATTTATGATTTACGACAAGGCACGCTGCGGTGTACATCAGGCAGTACGTGTTATGAAGCAACAACATCGTAAGGGGAAATGCAATTGGGCAATCATTGATTACTTGCAGTTGATGACGTTGGAAGGAAATAAGGGGAGCAATAGGGAGAATGAGATTGCGGAGATAAGTAGGATACTTCGTTCAGCGCAGAAGGAATTAAATATCCCCATCATTGCCTTGGCGCAGTTGAATAGAGATTGTGAGAAGCGCCCCGATAAGAAGCCATTGCTTTCTGATTTGAGAGAGTCGGGTTCATTGGAGCAGGATGCTGACACTGTAGCATTCATCTACCGCCCTGCATACTACGGATTGCAGAAGGATGATGGCACGCCATACACCAACGAGATATTCTATCTGTTCGAGAAGCATAGGCACGGAGCAACAGGGTCAGTGGAGTTTAGACACAACTACAACCTAAGTCAATTCTCTGCTGTCGATTACTATGCAGCGACTCTCCCTACACCAACAGCACCAACTAACTTCAGTAACTTTACAGACGCATCTTGGATGAGAGATGACGATATGATATAATGGAAAAGCAGTTAGCAGATAAGATAATTCACACGATGAATAATAGCCTCCCTGAGAGCGTTTCTATAACGTGGAGGTATATTCACATTCCCGACATAAGAAAGTCGTTTATATCGCACCGCAACTACCTTAACAATGCTAATGTAGAGAGTAGGGTATATGCTTCCTACTTGGAGGAATGTTATTTCCTGCTTAAATTAATCAAATTGCGTAACGTACATTTGGAGGAATTATGAAAGTAACCATCACCACAAGCGTTGTAAACGGAAAAATGACGAGCAATAGAGAGTTGTTATCCAAGACTATGACTTCATTCGAAGGGATGGATGTGGATATCACAATAGAGAAGCATAGAAGGAAGCGCAGCAATCCGCAGAATAGTTATCTGCATGGGGCTGTGCTTCCCATAATACGCAACAGACTAATAGAACTCGGAATCAACGAAGCGCAGAGTAAGGAATGGGTGTTTGATTTCGTTAAAGCCAATTGCCTCGTTACGGAAATCGTAAACACGGAAACAGGAGAAGTTCTTAAATCATTAGGGAAGAGTTCTGCTCTAGCAACGTGGGAGTTCAACGAATTCATTGAACGCATACAGCAATACTGCTCCGATAAACTATCACTATACATCCCTAATCCTGGGGAATACTTAACACTATCACTAGACTAAACTATGAACGTACTCTCATTATTTGATGGAATGTCTTGCGGACATCAAGCCCTTGACAGAATTGGAATTAAAGTTGACAAATACTTTGCATCCGAAATTGATAAGTATGCCATCCAAGTTACGATGGCGAACTACCCCGACACCATTCAGCTAGGCACCGTTGTAAATGTCGATGGGTATTCATTGCCAAAGATTGATCTCCTAATTGGAGGTTCGCCATGCCAATCATTCTCGTTTGCAGGAAAGCGAAATGGTATGTCTACACTATGTGAGCAGGAGATACTAACCCTTGAGCATTACCTTGAACTAAAGAAAGAAGGATTCGAGTTTGATGGGCAGTCGTATTTGTTTTGGGAGTTCATGCGATTACTGAATGAGGTGAAGCCTAAGTACTTTATGCTAGAAAACGTAGAGATGGGAGAGAAATGGGAGAAGGTTCTTCGCCACGCTATTCAAGTTCCGGCTTTGCACATTAATTCTTCCCTTTTGAGCGCACAGAACAGAAAGAGAGTATACTTCACCAACATAGGAATGCAACCAATGGGATTATTTGGTGATATGGAAAGCATCATACAGCAACCAAAGGATAAGAAGATATTGCTTAAAGATATATTGGAGGAGAATGTTGATGAGAAATACTTCCTTAGTGATAAGATGATTCATTGGCTTGATAAACACGCTGAGAAGCGTAATGTCGATGTAAAGAAGCTTGATGGAAGCACAAAGACTGGATGCCTTACTGCTACAGCACAGACGAAAGGAAACCTAGCGACAGATTATGTTATTCATAATACGCAGAGAAGAAGCGCCGAAAGGCCAAGCATACAGAAGAATAAGAATGCAGGGGGTAGTGGTCATCTAAGCCGTGAGGATGGGAAGACGTACTGCTTGGATACCGCTTGCACTATGGCTGTTGAGATTAAACTGAAGAAACCAAACGTACAGATACAAAAAACGATTGATAAGAATACATTCATCGAAGGAGAAGTAAAGGCGCTTGATTTTTACAATCAATCCAAGCATGATAAATGCCCAGCTCTTGCTAATCCATCGCATGGACATATAGGGCTTATTGCTCCGACACGTAGCAGTGATGCCGAAGAGATTGTTGCTATGAGAGGGCGACCAAATAAGGATGGCGTAAATGTTCAGCAGTTAGAAGCCAATGGAACCGGCAAGAGTAATACACTAACGAGCGTACAAAAAGATAATCTTGTTCTCTCATCACGCATACGCCGTTTAACACCGCTAGAATGTAAGAGGCTTCAGACGGTAGATGATAATTACATTATGCCCGTTAGCGATACACAAATCTACAAGCAGTTAGGAAACGGATGGACTGTAGATGTAATATCGCATATCTTTTCGTATATGAAGTTTTAGTAAATTTGCATAAAGCAATATACTATGCGCAAAGCATCCAAAGCAATCCCCAAGACTACCAAAGGAAAGGATAAGAACTATCTCCCTACATCACAAGGAGCTGGAATGACAGCTAAGGGTAGAGCAGCATACAACAAAAAAAACGGATCTCATCTTCAAGCACCTCAACCACAAGGAGGGCCTCGTAAGAAATCCTTTTGCGCTCGTAGTGCTGGTTGGACAGGAGAAAGAGGAAAGGCTGCTCGTAAAAGATGGGAATGCTAATGGAATATGTAAAAAAAGAATGCGACTTATGTAACGTCAAGATTGACGAAGAGTTTGTTAAGGGTTTTAAACCAAAAGAATACAAGAGTATTCATGGATTTTGCAGGAACTGTAGAAAAATACTAAGACGTTTTCAAGAAATTGTAGGTGGAAAGGTTTGTACAAAATGTTGTATTGATAAACCATTCGGTGATTTCCCTCATCATAAAAAGACGTATGATGGATTCGATAGTTGGTGCAAACAATGCAGGAGAGAGTATAGATATGAAATGAATCAATCATTAGATTCACATTTAAGACATAAATTACGCACTATAAATGAAGATAGAAGAAAAATATTTTCAGACGTAACTCTTGAGCAATTAGTTGATTTATGGAATAAGCAGGAAGGAAGATGTGCAATAAGTGGACAGGAAATGTCTTTTCAAAGAAATAAAAGACAGCACAATATGAGCAACTGTAGCGTAGATAGAATTGATAGTTCAGGAAACTACACTATAGATAACATACAACTTGTTTGCTGGATTGTCAATAGAATGAAAGGTGAGAATACAACTGATGAATTAATTAAGTGGTGTGGTTACATCATAAAGAATCAGTAATCTTAAATATAAAATCTACTTGTTGATTATCTTTGTTAATATGACACGCAAGAAGCAACAACAGATAATGGCTATAGCCAAACGCATTAAAGCGTTACGCTTGGCTATGCGATTAACGCAGCATCAAGCAGCAGAGATTATAACAAAAGCATCAGGGAAGCCATGCTCACAGACGTTGGTATCTCAAATAGAATTGGGGAATAAATATATCAGCGAAGCGCAGGAAATCAGATTCATTACGGCATTAAAAAACCACCCCCTATTCGCATAAATCTGGGGGTGGTATAAAGAACGAGGCAATTAGTTTAGTTCGAACTCTAGGTATTTGTGGAAGTATTTATCCCACATAACCTTTAGCACTTCATTATCTTCTTCGGTGAATACACCTGTTATTGTTTTCCATGAATCCTTTGCTATCCTTAATGCTGTGTGTTCACACATTGTATTCTGAGCAACATGACAAGCCAATACGTTTATTAATCTCTTGTTATGTGTTCTGCCTGAGGGAAAGCGCTTATCCATATAACTATTAATCGTTACGAATTTATGTATTATTGTTTAATACTGCTACACAAATCTACAATTTCTCTAATTACTTCATCAAGCTCTGCTGATGATGTCTTTAACATTGCAAGCACCTCTAGCTTTTCAGAAGAATAATCTTTATCCTTTGCCATTAATTCTGATAATGCGATTATGTTAGCCAATGGCTTACGTACCTTATGTGATTGTATCCAAGCGATGTTCTCTAATACACGCTTCTGCATCTCGTATTCGTGAGATGATATACTCACAACATCGAAAAGCTGGATTCCCACTAAATGGAATGTTTCTTTTCCATACGCCACCTCCCATGTACTCCAACGCTTTGCTCCGTTCTTATGTAACAGCCTGCACTGAAATGAAAAAGGAAATGGGCTACTGTCAACGGCCCGACCCATTGACTTTTTTAGCAGCTCCATATCCTCTTGTATCGTTATGAAATGCTCTACATTCGTTGGGGAGATATGCGAAGCAAACGTATTAAACAATTCATTGCTGTATGTAATGTCGCCTTCATGGTTGCAGCACACATAAAACACATGAAGAGAATTCTCTAGTATAACATTTCCTGGTATCATCCACACATTGTATGAATGCAAATTTAACTAATTTTTAATCGCCATTTTAATTTTTCCAATTAATGAAGTCCAATGAGAATAACTATTGTAAGCGTATAATATCACTATCAATAGCATTAGCGTGAATGCACCCGAATTTACTTCGTCATTGTAATCTTCTTTTTCTTTAGCGTACAACATAGCTTTAGGTTTTATAGTTCCTATAATCTCTGATGAGCTGCGTGTATCTCCTTGAGAGTGGTAGTATGTAGGTGCAATAGTGTCGGAGGAAAGCTTCAACGTATTTTTTTTGACTTCATTCTCCAAATCACTAAAGCTAAAAACGGACGTATCCTTTTCGTGAAATAGGATTTTCCCACTATCCGAAATAAAGTATTCGTACTTCAAATCAAGGGCAGAGGTATAATCAGGCGTATACTGCTTCATAGCACCTAAAGATACATCAGAATAATGATGCGTCACAATAGTGTCGTATGTTA